AGAAGGAAGATCGCCCCATCCAAAACACACTAGAATCTACATTGGTAGCCGCGTTCTTGGATATGACGCCGCAGTTAGTCGCTACTAGACGGAATGAGAACGTGAATGGTGGTCCAACGAAGCTCATCCCGTACACAGCCTCGTCTGTGGAGATGAATGTCTCTCCTCTGGTCGGGACCATAGTGACGATTTTCGTGCCTACTTCAAGGCGCTGATCTCCAGCCGTGTTCGTTGCTGTCGGGGTCCAATCTGGGAGATCCTCTTGATCCGACCACCGGACTAGCATGGGATCGTGAGTAGAGGCTCCTACAGCGTTAGTTCCGCCCGCTACTAAGTGCCGATCTGGGAACGATACCAACGTAACCCGGTTTTGGGTCGGCACATCCGCAGCACCACTCAACGTGGAGGCTAACACCGCCCTGGTCCCAACTCCTACAGAAGTGTCCCAGTAGTAAATCTGTCCACCACGGACGGTTGCCACAAGATCCTCACCCCATAGGTTTAAGGACCACTGAGAGTTTTCCAGTACAACGTCGGAAGAGCTAGTTGCCCGTGGCGTTCCCCATGTGCTATCGCCCCAACCGCCAGCGCCCCAACCAAGGCCCATAGCAGATGTCTGCGTCCCGAGGCCAGCGGCAAGACCAATAAGGTACTTGATAGTGACGGTTCCACCACCAGAGGTATCAGTGGAAGTAGCTGCTGTCCCAACATCTATTGTGTAAGAGTTTGCATTTACGACAGAAACAATCTCATGTCCATAATAGTCATTGAAAGTATTTGCAGCTATCCCGGTCATAAGATCGGCCCCGGAAATTCGCACCCAATCGCCCTGTGAAGCCCCGTGAGAGCTATCAGTAACCGTTACAATGCTTTTACCATTCTCTGTCGCAAACGGGTCACTCAGGCTACTTGCCGTTGCGCGAAGAGGGGTTATGTCATAAAGCGCGTTATTCTCAAGGATGAAAAGATGGTTGTGGGTTCCGATGGCCAGGAAATCTTCTCCGTTGGAGAAAGCTCGCCAGTAGTTCATCTCTCTAGCGATGCCTACGAGGGATACTTCGGTGTCGTAGTCCGCTACCCCAGACACATTCACCCCATTCATCACTTCCTTTTCCCATCCGCCTATCTTCCTCGCAAATCCATCCCGGAAGCGAACATTCTTCCCGTCAACCCAGAAAGGTCCAGCCTTACCAGCGGAATACTCGGTGATGTCTTTCACTAGGCCAGATTTAACTTGGATTACCTGTAATGGCATTTAGTCCACCAACTCGAAGTGAGGCGCGTCTATAAAAGGACGTACCCCGGCAGATACCCTGGTGTGTATGTAAGTATTCATCGCCTGTTCCATTGACGTTGGCCATTCACAAATATTAGGAATTGTCCAGGCCGCGCCCCAACGGATCGGTGTTTGTTTCTCTATGGCCACAGCCTTAATCGCATCTGCGATCTCGTCATATACATTTAGCTCCCAACTAACCGCCCCATCAATATAGGCAACAAGGTCTACGGCCTTTCCCTCTAGGTGCTTGCTATTGAACGTCTGGCTCTTGCCAGCTTTAACGTATCTCCTCTGAGTCTCGATAGAGCGCAACCCTTCCGTGACTCCGAAATCAACACTAGTCACGTCAATCGCATCCTTAACAACAACAACCAACCGCTCATCAACACCTTCAAGGCGCGACAGACTTCGCTGTGATAAAGCAAAGCCCATTATTTTGATACGCCTTTATACTTCTCAAATGTACGTAGACCGCCAAGACCTAACATTCCCATCAAAACCGTCATCAAAGAACCCATATCAAACGACGGCAATTCATTCGCCTTAACTGGAGACTCAGGGAACACGACAAGGGCAAAGGAAAGAACCGGGAAGGCAATGAAGTGATATGCCAAGGCAACGCCGCATGTCCAACCGATGAATGGCCTCCACCCGGCAACAAAGATGCTCCGGTGAACCGCCTCGGCCTTATTAACCTCGACCTGCGCCATAGCAGCTTCATGCGTATGCTTCTCGGCCATCGTCGCAATTTCATGGGCCAGCTTCTTCTTAGTGTCGGCATCGGGGATAAATTTATCTAGGATGCTAGTGACAGGGCCGATCAATGCTTGTAACAACATTACTTCTCTCCCTTCACGGCAACGTCTTTCGACTCATTATTCATCCACACAGCAAAGGCCCCTGTCATTGATCCCATCACGACACTCACTAGACCTGCTTGTGATGGGCTTGGGTTCTCAAGGCTCATAAACCATTCAACTACGCGCCAACTCATCAGCGTAAGGCCCAACATCATAAACCGAGGAAGAATCTTCCATTTCAGAATATTGTTCATTTGGCAGTTGGAGAGCCATTAGTGATCTCAACCTTCATCTTATGGAAATTCGATTCTAAAGCAGACAGACGCCTCTCAAAGAAATCCAATGTTAACTGTTGTTGCCTATCGAATGGTGCCTTACCTTCATGGATCACTGAGTCTAGCTTTCTGACCTCTTTTTCCAGGCTTTCAATTAGCATGAATTGGCGAGAATCATCTGGCAACGCTCCAAGCTCACCACGGGGCCACCGGGTGCGGAAATCAGAGTTCAGGTTAGTCTCCTTAGTCACCATTGAATAGTTATGTTCAAGCATACCGATACGCTCGATCACCCCGAAATAGGCCCATGTTGCCATAGCGGCAAATACCAGCATGCCGAATAGATTGCGTAATGGAATCTGGAATTCCGTGGCTTCCGACAGTTTGGCCATGCCTTTTCACTGACCTTTCAATAACAATGTTACGAGTAAAAGGATCATCGTCCCGGCAACACCGATCATAATCTGTTCTATTCTCTTTATGCGTAAGATTGTTTCCTTCCATCTTTCAGCACAGACAGCCTCGTGAGTATCGAGCCTACCTTTTACCTCTTGCACTGTAGGTTCCGCCATTCCTCCTCTCCTTTTCCAAGTTTAATCAAACGGTGGTTCCTCTTCTTCGTCTGGTATAATTACAGGCTCAACAATGACGTGGCCATCAGCATCGGTCCAGCCAGTCTCCTTCATGTGTTTATCCTGCCGTTCTCCGATAACCATCCAACTAATTGTGTCTGTACAATCACTATCCTGGGCCGTGATCGTGAGAGTATTACCAGAAACGCTACCTTTAACTTGGGTCCATCCTGTTTCATTAGTCGTGAAACATTGAACGTCTCGACAAAGAGCAACGAAGGTCCCATCTGTCATGGTCGAAACGGAATCAATGTCCACGGTGGCGCTTCCAGCGACCAAAGGAACTCGACCTCGGTAAATCAGATCCGCCTTCGGACCCTCAATAAAGCTGTGAACTAGCTTATGAGTTGCTTTCTTAGAATCAAGGGGATGTTCAATTCTGAATGATCCGCTATCCTTGGTAATAGCACCAACGATGTCCACGCCCCCAGTAACGGTTCTAAGTTTTTCAGAACCGTTAAAATAAAGCTCAACGTCACTCCCTTGAACACATCGAAGCATTGTTGCATCATTTGCAACATTTTTAATAAGTACCTGATTGCCTGTTAAATTTAATGTGCCAGTACCTGCATCTGATATATAACTATTCGATCCATCGTGATAAATCTGTAGATCCGCGCCTGTTCCAAATGCTGCTTTTACATTGTCAACGAACTCTAGTTGATCGTCTGACTCGTCCCAGAGCAGGTATCTCCCTGAAGTTGCCCCAAAGAATTTTACGTCGTATCCAGTATCATCAACACCGACGGTAACAGCGCCATCTATTTGAGCGACGCCATCAATATCTAAAGAATCAGCTTCAAGCTCCCCGGTGACATTAACACCTCCAGTAACAGTGGCTAGTTTTGCGCTGTTGTCGTAGTAGAGAGTCACAGCACCGTTATCTGCGAAAGTAGCCATAGTTTCGCCGGAACCGTCAATATTAAGTGTACCAGCAACAGTGAGATGGCCATCGGTTCCATCCCAATGAAGTGTCATGTCACTTCCAGTACCCCACATTGCCTTGGCATCATCAGGGAACAAGATATCATCAGTTCCTGTTGGTACGGTAAATACAGTGCCATCGGCATCGTTCTTGACAGTGACATCAGATGTAGAGCCTTGGCCAGTAAGTATGAGCCCTTCAGCGGCGGTATAACCAATGGCAGCATCATCACCTGCGGCGGTATCTCCGGCTGGCTCAACAGTACCAGAAGCAGTTAAATCCCCTGTAATATTAACCCCGCCAGTAACGGTGGCTAGCTTTTCACTATTGTCGAAGTAAAGCTCAACGTCACTATTTTCAACACAACGCAGCATGGTTTCATCATTTGCGGCGTTTTTGATAAGAACCTGATTGCCTAGTACATTTAATGTACCTGTCCCCGCATCCGCTATATAACTATTTGACCCATCGTGATAAACCTGAAGGTCGCTACCAGCACCCCACATCGCCTTTGCGCTATCCGGGAATAGAATATCGTCGGTCCCGGTCGGGACAGTGAATACAGTAGCATCGGCATCGTTCTTCACAGTGACATCAGATGTAGAGCCTTGTCCTGTCAGGATTAATCCTTCTGCTGCCGTGTATCCTATAGCGGCGTCATCACCAGAGGCGGTATCACCGGCGGGTTGTACAGTCCCTGCGACGAACAAATCACCAGCGGTGGAAAGATCCGTCAGTAGATCATATACAGCGGCACCGCCACCTGCCCCGTCGGTAGCAATCATCTTCACTTGACTAGCGGCAATAGCCACGTTCGCACCTGAGCCTTGGCTAAAGGTCAGAGTGTACGAGGTCTGGTTCTCAATGAGCCAAACCTTGGAGGCAGTATTTGGGGCGAGGGTCACAGTACATGCCTGACCACCGCCTGTACATTTTAGGTAAAAGCACCTGGCTTCATCCGCAGCCCCGTCGGCGATGGTGATTGTATGTGTCGAAGCGTCAGCAATCGCTTCCCCTGTGACCGAATACGATAGGGCCTCACAGATTAGCTCCAGGTTAGTGTTGGTCTTGGTTCCCCAGGTGCCGCTAGCTTCCCCGGTTGCGATTTCTTCTAATCGAAGATCATTAACATACGTACTAGCCATTATTGTTCACCTCTCTTATGCGATTCTTATAATTGCGCTCCCACCAGCGGCGGGGAATACAACCGTGAAGGTTCCAGAAGACACTTGAAAATCACCACCAAAATCAAGAACCGCAACAGCCTTGTTACTTTGGCTGCTGTTATAGATCAGAGCGCCACGGGCTGTGAAAGACGCGGATGTCCATGATGGATCACTGTAATCTACGTAGGCTGTAGTGCTGGAGGTGCTAATAGAAGCCCCAGACAAAGTTGCTCCGCCAGCACTATATCCAGTGCCGCTGACTTCATTTGACGAGCTATAAGCAGTTGTGGACGCATCCAGCGAGGCAGATGATGTATACAACGCGATCTTAATCGTGTTGGTGTCCATATCATGGGTTCCACCCAACAACTCAGACTTGAAACTCGTACACATGGCCTGTGTGATCGCCATCAGAGTCCTCCATTATATTCGGCTGTGTAGTTCCTGGCCATTTCTTGCTGGAACAACGTAACGGCTTCGTCAAATTGTGATTTGTATAGAGCCAGACTTTCTGGAGCCTTTAAGAAAGCAGAAGTCTCGTATAACGACGCAGCCAGCAAAACTGTCTCAGCATTGTCTCCAATCCAGTTATTAGCGTTGCCGGAAGACAATCCAGTTTCAGGGGCAATAAAATCAACCTGATAAGCAAGGGTAGCGCTAGGCGTAGGAGCTAACGTAATGGTGATCCCACTAGTGTCCGCGTCCTTCGTGGCATACATTATCGGTGTCCCGGTGGTTGCTGCGGTAGGCCAGTAGTCTCTGATATAAGAATCGAGCTTATGATCCAGGTAAGATACCGCCCCGGAACTTGTCACTGACGTTTGGCGAATCATCCTGGCACTAGCGACATCATAATCAGCGGTCCCAACCACGAGTGTCCCTGTAGTTATTTTTCGATAGCATGGCAGATTAGGTAATTTCTGGAAGATCATGTCCTCGGCCTGAGCGATGATCTGGTCAATAGAATCACTCAATTCGGAGGAATCATCTTCCGTGAATGCCTGAATATTGCTCACTAGAGTTGTATATGTCATAAACCCTCGCCCCAAGGACCAGTCCCCCAGGTGGATTCTCCCCAACCGGAAGGATGTGTAATTGATACTGTTCCTATCGCGCCCGTCCCTGCTACCCCAGTTTCATCTATACTACCGGTCGGGACTTCTGTTCCAATTGCGCCCGTCCCTGCTACCCCGCTAACACTAACATCTTGATCGAATTGCGGGGAAGCAAACCCGATTACACCGAAGCCTGGGACGCCAACCGGGGGGCGATCTTGAATTTTTACAAATGGGTCATAAGTATACCCAATACAAATATCAACATTCTCTGGGTCGTTGTCCGGTCGCGGCTGGAACAGTGCCGTTGCATCAATAACATTACGCGCCGGGGTAAGTTGAGGCTGCTTTGGCTCCCACTCTTCAGGCTCAACACGCAGACCATCCCATGTGGTCTTTAGAGATTTATACGGAACATTGAATCCTGAGCGATCACTTATCGCCCTTGATTTCTTCCCTTTTGCTTTTCTTGCAGCCGCCATAGACCCTTAGTTCAAGTCCAATCCGGTTGGCCGCACTCTCATTGAAACACCATCACTATCCGTTGCTGAAGCAAAATCAAAAGACCGCTCATAATCCTGGGTTAACAGCGCAAATTTATCAGGCATATATTTTAGGGCCAATTTGCTGGCTAACCCGGCACATATACAATCTGACCAACGATAAGGGATATCGGCATCCTGGTTACTCGCCGATATGTCTTCAAGCTGGTTAACAGACCAATATACAAAACTATAACCAGACTTGTCTGGGACCTGCCATACATAAACTGAGGGGGTATACTGCTTATCCAGCATATACTGGCTAGGCTTACCACCAGATGTCTTATTAGGAAGCTGGTTATACTCTTCTATACTGACACGTTGGACAATGGTATCAGATGTCGTACCGCCGACAGTTTCCCTAACGACGACATCCATCAGGTCAATTGTCCCCGCTGGAAGCGTATATGTTATATCATCTTCTGTGAGGGTGAGCGTGTTATTTTGAACCGTCCAGTAATTGATTCCACGGTTTGCAAACTCACTGAACAACAGATTAAGACTTCTTCGGGCGGCAACAGCGTGATACCCGGTGAGAATTTGTGAATCCATCCCGCAACGCTCAAAAGCCTCAGTAATGATCTCTTGAACCTGTGGACGAAATGTTACTGTACCGGAAGTTGCCATAGCGCGGCTCCGTCACAAAGAATGGCCAACCAGCGGTGGATCATTGGAGGCAGCGTCTCCAAGTTGAATCAGGAGGTTCAAACCAACTGATTGGCCATTCGATGTTAGCTAGGAATTAATACTCCTTAGAGACACGCATCACAACTTGATAAGCATCTCCGGCGGCACCGGCCCCGGTAGTAGTAAATTTAACGTCCCCGGTTGGGGATGAACCATATCCACTAGTAGCTGGCAACCCACCGAAGACTGAGAAATCTTGATACCCAGACTGTCCTTCAGTCAAATGAAGCACAATTACATCAGTTGATGCGTCGGCCAGGATCTCTACCGTCATTGCCGATATCGTCCACCAACATTCAGTGATTCTTACCCCAGTACACGTAGAGCCATTTGAACTCTTCACTAGTGACGATACGTCAATCTTAGTGACAGCGCTCTCATTACCTCCATCCACGTACTGGTACTGAAAGGCAAATACAGCCTCACGCGGGTTATCCGCTATAGTCGTAGAGGTTGTTATGTCAGCCATAATAACCCTCCAGATTAAGCAAGATTGTTATTCTGGATGTAAGTAACCGTAAGGGTCGCAACACCAGCGTCAGAGGTCGTGGCACTAGAGTCTGTGTAAATCGCTACATCTGTTGATCCGATATCTTCCCAAGTATCAGCATCCGCAATCGTAGCCTGGGAAGCTAGTTTGATCGTGTTGATGGTACTAACCGCAACAGCGGTCGCCAACTCAGTGGATGTAGAGCTTGTGCCAATTGAAAGAGTCGCAGAGTTATCATAAGCGGTCGTAACAAAGACCGTACACTCAAGAATCTGCGAATTTGCAGGGATAACAATCCCAGAAGCAGCCGCTGTTGTACTCTGGGAGATGGCAGCGGATTGCGCCATAACAACAAAGCCCACATTGGCCTTGTCGGTTCCAAGGGTTGTACCAGTGTCCTGCTTGATGGTTCCAGCCTTGATAGGGCCAGAGAAAGTAGTAACAGCCATGTTTATCTCCTGTCTTGGCTAATGTCTGCCGTAGCAGTCAGGTGACAAAGTTTGAAATGGGGGAGGAGACACCACTTTACCCTCCCCCACCTCGTCAAGCGCATTGAAGGCGTACGCTTGACCGCACAAACTTTAATTACGCGCCCTCACTACCGAAGACGCCTCGCCAGTCTGTCCAACCGAAGGAATACCTCTCACGGGTCTTATACCTAATATTTCCCGTTTCAAAGTCGCCCTCCATGCCTTTTTTCAATGGAGTCCGCTGGAAATGCTTTAGGCCGTCTGGAACGCTAGTCTTTACAAACCAGGCATCCGAGTCAGTTAGCCTTCGCATAACGTGATATCCCTTGGGCAGATAACCACCGGAGCGAATCGCATTGATGTCATTATCAGCGGTTCCGGTCCTCAACTGAGATTCCAATAGCCTCTCCGCAACGAAGGTGTAGGCTGTTGGGATGACAAGCATCAAACCTTGAGCGGCAATACGTAGCCCGCGATCGTCCTTCAAATCAGCGATATTGATAAGGACTTGCTCAAGGGAAGTCTCAGATAGGTCAGCGGCAGTAGCCAGCGTATTAGACTGGTTACCCGCACGGGTCGGGTGAGCAGTACTACACAGAACCACTCCATCACCACCAGTAATGGTAGCGAAGGCATTATTCAAAACATTCGCGCCTTTGATCTCCTTCGTAGAAGACATCGAACGCGCTAGAGCCTTCGTATACCTTGAAGCAATTGATCCATAAAGACCATCTTCCTCGGCCTCTTCCGTAATGCTGAAGGCTAGGGCAACTGTTTCATGCTGATAACGAGCGGTCCATTGCTGGCTCGCCGAATCATAAGAAATAGAAGCTCCCTCAGTCTTCACTGGGGCATTACCGAAACCCTCAAGAAGAACATCTTCCTCAAATGCTTTTTGACTAGAGTTTGTCTCAAAAACAGCAGACCATTCCGCCGGTGCCTGATCGTATTCCAACCCAAAAAGGGCGTTCAACCCAGGCTCCAGCATCTTGGCAAACTGTGCTCTATTAATTGCCATTTACATAACCTCCTTAGATGCCAGCGGTCTGTTTTAGAAGATGCTCATTGATGATCACCTCCATGACGGCATTAGCTCCAAAAGCATTCTCGGGGGAATCCCAAAGAGCAAGTATTTTTGCGGTAGCTGTGCCCGCCGCCATTGTTCCACTAATCTCAAAACCAGACTGTCCAGTCGTCGTCGAACCGGCTCCAGCAACCATATCAGCACAGTTTCCTATGTTGGTTTGGGCAGGGCTACCGGCGCTCTGGACCTTATAAACAATCATCGGGTCGTCGTAGATATAGGCTACGATATTAGTAGCTGCGGTCCCGGTCGGCCAATATTGGCCATATACATAACTGCCATCAGAGGCAGTGTATGACACTCCAGCAAATACACCAATATTATTTACTTCTGTCGCCGTATGAGGTGTTAGAACCCCATCAGCCGTGATGATACAAAGATCACCAGTGAAGATGTTCTCGGACGTTCCTGTAGTAATGGTGTACTTGTTAGCTCGGATCGAAGATCCACTCATGGACCTAACTGGGATCATCCCAAATGCCGCGTCTGCGTTCGCCATCCTTCTCTCCTTTTAACAAGCCATTTAATCGTCAGCCATGACGGAAAGGTCCCGGCCACGGCTTCCTGTTGATTTCCGTTCCTGTTGGATCGGAATGCCACCCGTCCTACTCACCGCATCAAGCTCTCCAGGAATGGACTCATTCTGTTCAAGGTTGCGATTATGGTAGTAATCCTTCATCGACTTGAACTTATCTTCATCCATTTCGCAGAGGATCATGCCCTCTACGCCTATAGAACCTGCCCACTGACCATGATTGATAGTCGGATACCTCTTATCTTTCACAGTCTCAGCGGCCCGTGGGTTCCAGCCAGCCCGCATACGTTTGTATACGTTGTCTGGAGTATCCTTCCCCTGAATCGAGGTGGCTATCCACCGCTGGACCATCCCAGGACGGGGATCAGGTGCGTCCAGTAGTGAAGGTGGTTTCCATGCGGTCAGAGGACGAGCCTCTTCCGCACGCGGGTCGGAACGGGATTCTTGTGCGCGAACATTACGATCATCAGCCATGATTAGCTCCTTTGCTTCCGAATCTCGTCAGCGTATCGCTTCAAAGATTTTTCATCTCGGATACCAAGCTCTCTAGCCATCCTTAACTGATCTTGCGTCATCCGAATCCTGTTCCCTGAGTAAGCAGGAGATCCGCCAGCAGTTGGGGCGACAGGCGATCTGCTTTTTGTCCTCTGCTTGGTCGAAGAGTTTAGCTCAGGAAATACATTAAGTAAACGCTTATTCAACACATGATAATAATCGTCTGACTCTTTGTCATATCCTTCAAGCTCTAATTGAACATCAATTGCCCTTGCAGCGGCGGTTTCCCTCTCAAATCCAGAAGAATTAAACCACCGATTATTATCCCACCATTCCATAGCTTTTTTAGGAGCGGCCTCTTGAGCCACCTGTTTAGCACGGGCAGCATTATTAGATACTGCTTGCCTCGCTCCCTGTGATTTTTGCATCTCAGCCACTCTAACAGCGGCCCGCATGTCAGCGATTTGCTCACTGAAATTTACTTGTGCTTCTGTATCCCCTTCTTCTACCGCCTTTTTAAGGGCTAACTTTGTATTCTCATAATGTTTATGAAAATCATTTTCCGCCCGATGATTGTTGCCCTGCTCTAAGCGCCCGAGGCGCATTTGAAGTTGGGAAACCTGCTCTTGATACTGGCGACTTTGAGTCTCAGCATCACGCCTCTGGTCTACGAGTTTCTTAATCCTTCTCTGGACCTTCTCTCCGTAGTCAGAATCATTTGCCTCTACTTCTGGTGGCAACTCCTCGACAGGCTCTTGTACATTAGGCACAACCTCTATTTCAAGGTCCTCATCTTGCCCCGCCCGTCGCTGCGCCTCTTTAACCTCTTCTTGAATTTCTTCAACAACCTGATTTTCGTCTTCATTCATGGTGGCGTTCTCCATGTCAATTCGCCTATGAAATGTACGACGCTACGTCTACGCCTTCTGCGAGAATCGACGTGATTTCATCATCGTTCAAAAGAAGTAGCTTAACGCCGTTGATGACCAGTTTCTGTCCGGCATATTTGCCGTAAGTTACACGGTCGCCGCAACGTGGCCATTCACCTTTCCAGGATTCTCCGTTATCTCGATCCCTATAAGCCAAATCACCCATAGCCAGAATGCGTCCGTGAGCCGTCAAATATTCCTCGTTCTCAACACTCTGGGCCGGGAGGTAAATTCCTCCCTTTGTCTGTTGCTTCGCCTGATTAGGCTGAACCAACACCTTCCAGCCAGTTGGCTTGGGAAATTGGTGTGACCCAAGCGTTGAATTTGTTTCCTCGTCCGTTATCAATTCCGCATGTTGATGAGACATGTTATTCATCCTCGTCTAATTTTTTCAGAACCTCGTCGATAATCATGTAAGCTCTTTCCAAGCCCTCCGCGATACCGACGCTTTTTTTATATGCCTCGAAGTCTTGCATTCGACCTAGCAGCATACCCTCAGCAATCGCTGACTGTTCCTCTTTCAGCGTCCGTTTTATCCTGTCCAGCAGGTCCGTTATTGTCATCTTTTTTCAAATCCGTTTCTCCGACCACAGATACCCCGGTGACAAAAATCTTGGCGTCTTTCCGTTCGATCATATTAGTACTTCTTCCCCTTCCCTTTGCTCTTCTTGACCTTCTTCTTCTTATTATAGCCTTTCACCTTCTTGACACCTCCTTTCGATATTAATGCTGAGAATGATGATCTATTCATTTTGAAAAAAATTGAACTATTTTCTCTAAATTGAATGGCATGGATACTCCAACACGGCCACCTTTCTGGCCCGCTCTATCCCGATGAAAATCCGCAGATAAATTATAATCATTAATATTTATATTCCCAGAAATATTTTGACCATGTGGCGATACTCCACCGCCAATGCCAGCGATAAAGCGTTTATCTTTATCAGGCAAATTCAAATGAGCCTTAAATTCAGGCCCCTGTGGTGTCATGACGGCCACAAGATTTCCTAATGAACCTTTCAAAGATGCCTCTGTACGATCATGAGGAGGATAATGTAACGCGCCCAAACGACCAATAGGAGTTTCAACGTAGCCACCTACTTCTGTTACTCCACCCTTTGAACGTGTTTTCCAGGGGGTTTTCCCATGCTTAACACTAATAAGACGACCATCAGGGGTAATAGTAACCTCTCTTTTAGGCCATCTATATCTATTTCTTAAATAAGATCCCACTAAGGAAAGTCCCCAATATCCTGGGCTTCCAACATTAAATTTTCCTTCAAATCCAGATGGGGTTGTTAACTGCCCTTTATTAGTTGGAAACTTTCTTGAATAAGTGACTGGTTTATACCCTGAAAGTCTCGTCTTATCACCATTAGTAACATTAATTATTTCTTGTCCTTGGCCTGGAATATTTTCAATAGTTCTTCGCCTTCCAGCAAAGGCCCCTGCATTCCCTGAAACATTAAGATGTTCTTGGAAAGGATAAAGTTCCTTGATGCGCATCTGAATAAGACGCGCACGCTGCCTCCGTGCTTCTTGAGGATGGTTGAGATCCGATAGAACATCCTTAGATGCCTCAAATCTTCGTTGGTCTGGACTCACAAGTCGTTGTCCGAGATTTTCAGGAATATATAAATCATCTACAGAACCCGTGGATAAATCAACACTAGGAACCTCTTTTGGTTCCTCCAATGACAATGGGTAAAGGAACTCATCTTCCCATCCAGGGTCTATGCTATACTTTTCCCCTTGTTTGGATAGAAATTCAAATACATCCATCAGACTTGACCAGCGGATAAAGTCATCGCAAGAATTTGCAATGTCTCACGGAAACTCTTATCGAGTTCCTTAGCAGCCATCGCAAACTTCTTTGGGCTAATTTCTTTTGGTCCAATGCCATACCGCTCAAGAAACTTCTTAGCAGCACGAATCTCAGCGGCAGCGACCTTTTTAATTTTAGCCTTAGCCATTTTATATTAGATTGTGCCTTTTTCCTTGAGGAAGAAGCCAACGACACCACCGACGATCCCAACGACAATAATCCAAGGTTGACCTAGCAATACGCCAACGCCAACGATCATCGCGCCAGCGGAGGCATAACTAGAAGGTTCTTTGAAGCGTGATGTAATCCAACTCATTTCTTCTCCTTATAGCCAGAAGCATAGACGGCTTTACCTTGACGCTCGGCAGCGGCCTTGGTCTTATAGACCTTACCGGACTTGCCCCATCGGTAGCCGCCCTTAACCTTATAGACTGGCATTCTAGTATTGGTCTACCTTAGGTCCGCCGTGGCCAAGCAATTCATCCATCAAGCCGCCCATGTCCTTGCCACTAACACGCATGACCTTGACCTTTACCTTGTCTTTACCAGGGCCACGCTTCTCTTCCTCTTCCTCATAAACCTCTTCTTCAACCTCTTCGTCTCCGATTCCATATTTGGTCTGGTAGCAAAGCATCAAGAAGTTAACAAGCTGGTCATCAGACAACTCAAGACCAACGGAGTCGCGGCCAAACCCTAGTTTCTCTTTGAATAGCTCCTCAGACTTCTCAATATTCTCAACATTAACTTTTGCCACGACGTTCTCCTTCTATATTTTTAATAAAAACAATTAGCGACGCATCGCGTCCCGGTGGGCAAGGAATTCTTAAATAGTTATTACACCAGATCCACGGGGCATAATTCCAAGCGCTCCATATTTCCCTAAATCAATATTAGGGTCAGACCTTGAAGCACCAAATCTCGTGGGATTAGCTCGACGCATCGCGTCCCGGTAGGCAAGGAATTCTTCGGCGCTTGTCGCGCCAGAACCGGGTTGCCTTGGCATCGCGCCACGACTTGGCATCGCGTCCCTGGAGGCAAGGAATTCTTCGGCGCTTGTCGCGCCAGAACCGGGTTGCCTTGGCATCGCGTCCCGGTAGGCAAGGAATTCTTCGGCGCTTGTCGCGCCAGAACCAGATTGTTTTCTCAACCATGGCATCGAGTCCCGGTATTCAAGTAATTCTTCATCTGATAATGAGCCAGAACCAGATTGGGAATTCTTAATTACTTCTCTCATCAAATCAATGGCAAATTCCTTGTCCTCTTCAGTCTCTGCCAATTGATAAAGATCAATTGCCTTTATCCAATCTTCATATGCTCGTTTTTTAACATCACCAAGTAATCTATTCATCCGGTCTAAAACCTGTTCCCTCCTACTCTCCTCACTCATACGAAAATCATCCTCAATATCTTTGATGGTTCCTTGGTAATACTTATCTTGCTCTGGCGTTAACCATAATCTTGGATTTTCCCAAGAAAAACCGGAAGGAGGAACACCATAGCTAGGGTCAACTGGGTAATAATCATATCCAATTAATTCTTCATCACTTGTCGAACCAGATATATCACGATTAATCTTATCTTCAGCCATGCCGAATCTCCTTATGCTATATATATTATGATAAAACGCTCACAATTAATTTCTGTCTCTAGTTTCCATCTGCGCTTTAATAATATTCTTCTCTCGTTCCATCTGTAATTCTGCTTCTAGCTTAGTGACCTTTGCCTGGAGTTCAGCTTGAACTTTCGCTTGTTTAAGTAAAAGATCCTGCTGCGCCTTCGCCTGGTCAATCTCTATATCAGATTTCGCCTTAGCCTGGTCAGATTGAATTTCTGCTTGAGTTCTGGCTTTAAGAGACTCAGCCTCAAGTTCGGCAAGTTGCCTAGCATATTGCATAGGATCTTGCGGCCCCCCTTGCTGGAGTTCTTGTAGAGCTTTAATCGGGGCCATCTGCGGTGATTGTTGGATAACCTGGGCGGCTTGCTGACTAATAATCATATCCAATTCTGGGTTAATATCTCCGAACATAAATTGCTTGTCACGGAGATTTGGGACATCTGGAAGTTGAGTGCTAATACTCGCTTGCATCCTCTGCCGATAAAGCAACGCTACGTGTTCCGCCACATGAGCTATCAATATAGGCTGTAAATTTCCTGCCGCTGGATTTCCTGCCAATGACGGATCTTGAAGGAATTGTAAATGAACAGCGATATGAGCGTCGTGATCCTGCTCCGGGAAAGCGTTTATTGGCTTCCCATACATGACTGAAAAGTTTTCGTCAACAGGATCAAGTTTCGGCGCTTCCGCAGGTTTAATCAGGATCTCATCAATATTAGGAACTCGTATCGCCTCGTACATTCGCTTATAGGCTTCATACAGATCGTGAAGTTCCGGTGCTGCGATAGCCATTTGTAGAATGGCCTGTGCCTGGGCAATCCTTTGCGCCGTACTAAAGATATTCGGATCGCTTACAGGGACAATATCTACACGATCATTAAAATCAGAGGCATGAATGGTTTGAGAAGACCCCGCAACCGCGAAATTGAAAGTGTCCGGTAGATAAATGGCATTAATCCTGGACAACATCTTAAATTCTTGGCCCTGGGAGTAATGTAAGCGTTTATGAATGGCTGAAAACTGCTTGGACCCCTGTTCAATTAGAGCAACCGTGGAACCGACCGGGGCATTCGGGTTAACATCACCTACATTAAGGTCCGCCGTACTCGCAAACCTCTGCCCCGCCTGGACAATGAACCCCAACAACTGAAACAAGGTTCCAGAAGGCTCCTTAAACGGAAGCGGCATAATGGCTTTATTGACATCATCAACCGTGGAGTCCAGATCAACGAACTCACCAGGGTTAATATCAATCTCGCCGCCACTCACCCGGCCCCTGAGCTTGAACCCACCTTGCATGTTGGCGAACGCCGCCGAATCAAGCAGCGCACGTAACGCCCCCGTCGCAACTTTCCCCAAGCCCCCAATCATGTGATAAAGGCCAAAACCGTAGAACCCAACTCCGGGTAGGAACTTATAGCTTATGAACCAGTCAACCCTCTTCTTCCTCTCGTTCCCTTCGTCCCAGTTCCTGCGGACTGAAACAATTTTCTCAGAATCATAATCAATAGTAACAACATAAGGTGGTGCGACAATATTTTCATCGTCCTCGCCGTCTATGCCGTCGAAGGTCTCATAGACGTGCATTTCAAGGAGGGTCATCACCTCGTCTTGCTGATCGTCGGAATATATATCGACGCCTTCGATCTCTTTCGTCACGTCATCCGAAGGATCAATACTATCCCCTTGATAAACAGACGGCAGATACCACCCTGCTTTTACGTACTTGTTGTAATCGTTTTTCGGGAGTCTAATAACCTGTGTATAACGTGGAGATGTAAACAGGTCTTTACTCTCTGGAGCGACAACGAAATCCTCGGCTTTAACGAATTGTGAACATTGTCTGTTGAGAGAAGCATCCCAATAAATTTTCTTAAATGTCTGGCCCACTAATGGAAGCTGGAAAAGCATCTGATCCAGATCCGGGAAATACTCGGGCATCTCCTCGGTGATCTGGTAATTCATGTAATCCCTGACCCGGCGAGCCTGTGCTTCCGTTTCCTCGTTCGGCTCACCAACGATCACCGTTTTTACAGGCCCCCCAGAGGGGTATAGCTCGACGATTGCGCGTGAATTAAACTGTGTCGCCGCTTCCGCGATCAGCGGATGGACCACGGTACTAAGCCCACGACTCGCCCTCTCATCCTCACCTTCCTCCAGACCCCCCTGCGGATCGAGGGTCTTTAGCCCATCCTTATAGCGCTCCTCCCATTGGGATCGAGCGTTTTTATCTGACTCGTAATATTGAATTAGATTTGCTGCTTTTTTACCTAATTCATCCTCGTCAATGACCTCATATAAATCTAGGGCGGGATTTCCAATTAATACTTCGTCCTCTCCAAGTGCCTCCACTTCAAAATCATCTGGTGGCAACCCATTGGAGAAAGGCGCATTCGGCGGCAAAACTTCCATCGGTGATCTAGCCATACATTGTCACCCTTTTTCTGGGCTGTTCCTCTATATCTTCAAAATCTTTGGAGTGAGTGACGAACCATCCTTTCCTTAACCGTAACCAAGCCTGAGTACAAGTATCGACAATATCGTCATTCTCCCCGGCGGGGAATGCTGCGCAAATATCAATAAGATTCTTAGCCCATCTCCTATCATATGGATACCAGATTCGTCCATCCTCAAGGAGCGCGGAGGCAGCATGCGCTCGTGCTTCTTTATCACGATCTGGCAAATATTCAAGTACCGGCACCCCTGCCACTCTCAAATCCTGTAGCAAACTTTGCCCCGAAGCCTTTTTCTCAATCAACACCACATCAGGGTCATACATCTCATAAGCCTCTTGCGCAATTCTTCTCAAATCTGGGTATGCCACCCGGTCATACCACATATCAACCGCAATGGCATTTGTCTGCCCCGCTTTTTTGAATACCCCCCATGTGGTCCTCGCACTATACGATGTCCTTTCCTTCGTACTAAACGCCGTATCCCAGGACTGAATCACGAAATCTATTTCAGGCAATTTTGAATTTTCCCAGGGCACCCACCATTCCGCCCTCAAAATCCCTCCGCCCTTCGGCATCGGTCTTTGCTGTAACTGCCCTGCCGCCCCATAACTCCCCAAGGATTTTTCCAAACTCCCCAGGGTCTTTTCGTCAACCCTCTTAGGCCAGAGCAGATCCCCTTCCTTCGTCCTTGGGTCCGTAAACCCTAGCGAGGATTTCGTTGGCGTCGGATGCCCAATCTCATATCTCGCTGGCAAACAGAGGTGATCCCATTCCCCTTCCAAATCATTTCCCAAAATATGCCCTGTCAAATCCTTATCGTGAACCCTCTGCGTTATAATTATAAACGCCCCCGTTTTTGGGTCATTGAGCCTCGATTGCATTGCCTGATCCCACCACTCCAACACCCCCTCCCTCACCGTTTGTGATTCCGCCTCCCTGACGTTATGCGGATCGTCAATCACAATCACATCACCCCCCTCACCTGTCAGCGCCCCATCAACCGATGTCGCAATCCTCTGCCCCGTTTTATCATTATCAAATCTCTGTTTCTGATTCTGGTCAGAAGTCAGCTTAAACATTTCCCCAAAGTGATCCTGATACCAGGGGCTGTCAATTAACCTCCGGCATTTTACCGAATCACGTATGGAAAGAGACGAAGCATAAGAGGCAAACAGGAATCTTTTCTGGGGCTGTACTGTCCATGTCCAGGCTGGCAACGCCACCGAAACCGAAATAGATTTCATATGTCGCGGCGGGATATTAATAACCAATCTTTTAATATCCCCATTTATCACCGCCTGTAAATGTTCACTGATGGCATCTATATGCCAATTATCATAGAACTCCCGTCCAGGCTCAATCGTCGGCCAGCAATTCTTGATAAACGCCTTCAGTGACCTCCTCATCTTCTCCGCTTCCACTTGTGTCAATGACAGCGTGCTTAAGAGCGAGTTCAATTGTGTTGAGGTCATCATCATTCAACCTACCTATATCAAGAACCTTAGTCTGTTCAACCTGAGCGTGTACTTCCACGGCCTTTAGATCCGGCACACATTTCCCTAACAACGTCTTTGCTGCCATTACCCTAAGCTCAGGGTCCGCAGATATCTTCCCTGCTGGAGTTGCCGTTCCATCTGGACTCTTAATATAAACTGGAAATATTTCCTTCCCGCTCATTACATCCGTCAAAAACCCTAATGGATCTGCCTGTCCCATAATCCAATTGATTGTGGTGTTGTGA